GCGTTTCCCTCTCACATCATACAACATGTCAGTTTTCTGCAAACTCTTTGTTCCTTTTCAACAGACCCCCACAGTGGAGGAGGTCCCCGCCCATGGCGGTAGTTATCCACTAGACCCTCACCCGGTCGATTACAGGCCCCTTCTTGACGAGATGGATGCCTGTGCCGAGCCCCTCGGTAAAATTCAGGCCCTCTCCTCTTGGGTCTTTCGCCACCTGGCTCTAGGTTGGCACAAAATTAAGGACGCCTTCCACCGGGCTGTAAGTTCGGTTTTTGATTTTCTTGCTAAGTTTTTCCTCTCCTACAACCCAGATGCTCCGAAGGAGCTCATAAAGAGAACCTACCAGGGGGTTGCACCAACCCTCTCTTTCCTCCAAAGGTTCCTCCTTAGGCTTCGCACGAGGATCGATCCAGATTCCCCCCTCCTCGTCGATGTTTTCTTCCGTGCCCTCGTCGGCACTCGATTCATGAGGCTCGATGACGCTGAGTTCGCCTCAGCTATCTTCATGTCTCTCAAGGAAGCTGCCGGTTCCTGGCGCGGCTTCACCTGGCAGGGCGTTAAGCTCGCCGCCCGCGGAGCCCGCGAGGGTTTTCGCTCTGGTCTCCGTCGCGGCGTCGGACGCGAGATCAAGGCAATCATCACCGTCGCCGCAGTAGCTCACACGTGTCTTCCCCCCGTAGCACGTGCCGCAGTCATCTCGCTTGGGTACGACAAGCAGTTCTTGAGGAGCGCGATCCTCAGCACAGTGCAGGGGGGCGTTTCCTTGCTGCAGACGGCAGCGAAGGGGCACTCCTCCCTCAGGTTCAAAGTCCATGCGATCAACTCGAAAGCAACTGGGCTTTGGCAAGGCGCACTCCGCAACACCGCGCAAGGCTTGCAATCGGCTCTGGCGTCACTCCGCCCCATCCCACTGGTCTCCCCCCTCGTCATGAAACTCGCTCTGCAATCTGCTCGTGTGACTCGCTCGACCCCCTCCCGTTTGGCTTTTGCTACCTCCGCTATTTGCCTCGGGACTCTTGGAACGTGGCGGTCCGTGCTCTGGGCTCTTTACCTCTTCTCAGTGATTTCCTCACCTTCTACGTTTCTCTTGGCCCTGGCGAACTACGTGATCTTGGAATCTCTGGAGACGACGGCACGTGCATATTACACGTACACGCAGAGACTTGCGAGCTCAAACTAGAGCCCCTCACCTCCCGCCCCCTAACTGGTCACCATCGTATCGGCGCTGCTCAGAGAAATCCCATCTCCGAGCTTCTATCCTCCAATTTCAAAGACGCAGCCCTCGCCCCAACCCTCAACCGCTACCAGGCCCAGGACAATCTCGCTCAGATTGTCTGCCCCTTCGAGTTGACCAAGGACCAAAGGACTGAACTCAACGACATGGGCATCCTTTACTCTCAGATGCCCACCGCCGTTTGTGATCATCCCGTCCATAAGGCCATTGAGAATCATCTGCACTTCGTTATGCTGCCCCAACAGTTGCACGGCGAGGTCGGTTTTGTCTCAATCAAAACGTCAAAAGTCAACAACATCGTCGCCCGTTCCCCCACCATCACCTCCCATCATGTTTTCAATCCCATTTTGGAGCCCCGTGACGCCGGCCGTTACAATTATTCTGCCTGTTCCCACATCCCTTCTAACTTCGCTGGCGAAACCTTGGTCTTCGATTATTCGGGCCATTATCTTCTACCGTCGCACGTCGCCGACCTTTTTGACCGTTTCGACAATCTTCGGAACGTTTTCCTTCTCGGCGTTTTCCCTTACGAGGCTAAGGAACGCCAGTCCTCTTTTTGGCCGCAGCACTATGAGCTGCATTATCCTGCTGGCCAGGAACGCTTTCTTTACTCCCTTGAAGGGAATGTTGCTGACAACTATGAGCAACCTTTTTCCACTCTCGTTTGGCCTGAGCTCAACGGGATCACCTTTAATCAGAAAAACGGTGACCATGAAAATGTCGTCGTTCATCTTGGAGTGCAGCGTCTTTATTCCCTTCGCGCTGCTTCCGTTTTTTGCATTCGCCGGGACACTCCCAACCCGCGCACCACCGATCACCTTGACATGCCGGACATGGTCATGCTTCCTCCCACAGTCGCCACCCCTCGTGTCAGACACATCCCCCTGACCGTTATACGCTCCGCCCTCCTCCACGGTCGTTCAATTAAGACCAAGGACTATTCCACTCACTTCGCCAAAATTCGCTCGCACATCTCCACGGGCACTTTTTCTTGGGTAGAAGCCGAGGTTGCCGACATCGCCGCCAATCTCGTCACCATTGCGCTGATGCACAAGTCGCGCAATGTTCCCTCTTTCTTCCTCTCCCTGTGGGAGAAGATTAAGCAGTGGTTCTTCGACCTCGCTTATGAGCTGCTCCCTCAGTGGCTCTTTCACCTTCTTTTCCCGGGCGAATCCACCGTCCGTTTCTTAGCCCACAACTCGATTGCCGCCCGCCATCGAGCTTTGATTTCCCTCCGCACACAACACGTGCAACCCACCGCTGGTTCGATGGTCCTTCCCGCCGCTCCGATACCAGAGTTGCCTCCCGTAGCTCCTGGTCCTTCCTCACCCCCGCCACCTCCCGACCCAGCAATTCCGGGTCCCTCCCGAGTTCTCACCAGGGCCGTCTGGCAAGAGCTTATGGAGAGCGGCGAATCTATCTCTGAGCTGGAATCTCAGTCTTCAATTCCCCCCGTTTGTGTTTCTTTTCCTTCGGCCCAACCGGTGCCCCGCAGCCAACCTACTCGCGAACAACACGAGCATGTCGCTTCTAAGGGCAAAGGTAAATCGGCCATATTTCCCCCCCACAGTGCGTGCACTTTGGCCCTCTGTTGCGTCCACGACGCTGACATCCCGGTTGACTTCCGGGCCGAGTCTTCGGTCTGGACTGACCATCACGTTTGGACTGAGTGCCTTGGTGGCCATGGCGGCTGGTTCCGCAAGCCCTGCGCTCACGATCCCTGCACCTTCGACCCGTTCCTGGACGAGCGTTCTTCCCCCAAGTGTCACCTTTGCTTGGAGACCAACCGTCGCGTGGCCCCTGCTCGCTTCACTCCTGCGGCTGGACTGCGTCAAGCTCGCTCTGAGGACGCCGTTTCCGTCTTCGAAGGTATTGCTCGCGCCGCGGCTGTGCCCGGTATTTCGCCTGTCCCCCTTTCCGCCGCGAAGCCGCCTTCCGTTCCTTCGGAGCCCACGCTCCCTCTCATTTCCGGTTCTGACTACTTTGGGCTGGACCCGGAGCTTCTTAACGAAGACCCAACTTTGCGGGTTCACGATAGAACGCTTCCCCTTCCTCCGAATCGCTGTCTGATCACAGCTTTCGCCCAGATCACCGGTGAAGAGGAGGAAGCTGTTTGGGGTGTTCTCTGTCGCTATGTGACATATCCCCGCCTCGTTGCTTACTGGAACCCTGAGTCGGCTGGTTCTACCGCTCACATGAACATTCTGGCCCTGCACTATCGCTGCAGGATTTTTATTTCTTACTCAGTTTATCCCGTGAATGCCCCTCACTCTCTTGGAGTCAAGAACGGCTCACCCACTTTGATTCGTTACACTCGCGCTGGAAACGTGGGTCATTACACTTATGACGACACCGTCACCACCGTTCGCTGGATTAAACAAGCCCAGCTTTCTCACATCACGGGCTCAGCCCCCCCGCAGGTCGCTTTCGGCGCTATTCGCACCCGTCCTGACGAAAATGACCCAGCTGTCATCGCCAATCGTCAGAAGCGTGCAGCTCGCTGGTTCAATCGAGCTTCTTTTGTCTCCCACACCCGGCACAGAATTGTCGACAAACTTATCCCCGCGCTGGACTCGGGTTTTCGTTCTTACCTTTCCGATTATAAGGAGGCCAAAAACGCCTGGGACTCCTGGAAAGGTTTTTCAGAGGGCAAAATCAAAAATTTTCTTCTCACCAAGGAGCAAATTGACCGCATGGACGGTCTCATCACCACCTCTGCTCCCCGGAAGGTTCAAGTCGCCCTTCAAGTTGGCGCCCCCGGTTCCGTTAAGTCCCAGCCCATCCGGAATGTGCTCAACGACAACGCCTCTCTCATTACTTCTGGCGTCTGCGTCCTTTTTCCCCGCGCTTTCTTGCGGAAAGAGTGGAGCCTCCGTATGGACAAGCTCCCACAACAACACACTTACGTCTTGAAGACGTTCGAAGCCGCCGTGCTCACCAACCCCACCGTTCTTATCGTGGAAGAGGCTGAGCAACTGGTTTCCGGCTGGATCGACATGTGCATCTTCGCCATGCCGGCCTTGACTCACATCGTCATCATCGGCGATTGGGCTCAGCACCCTTACTGTGCTGTCAACGCCGATTCCTTCTGCCGGTTGAACACCAACCATATGGCCAAATTTTCCTTCGCAGCCGACATCTACCGCTGCTTTTCAGGTCGCCTTCCCCCCGCGGTCGCTTCTTTCTTCCAACTTCCCGTTTTAGATATCAACAAGAAGGGCCAGGTGCTCATCTATCGTACTATCGTTAATCACCTTCCCCTCCTTGTAGCTTCTGAAGCCGAAGTGAAGGCTTACTCCAATGGCGGCCGGCACACCGTCCTTACTTTTTCCGAGAGCACTGGCATGGAATTTGAAGAGGTTCAAGTCCTTCTTTCTCGTTCCGCTATTGAAAAGTGCTCCTTTGAGACCAATTTCACCGCGATGACACGTTCGTCTGGAAACGTCCGAATCATCAATTCCATTGACTCGACCGATCACAGGCTGATCTTGTCCTCTCCTTTCTGGGGCCGCTTTTTTGGCTCCCAACCTTCCCGCCCCATTTGGGAAGACATACCCCATTCTTTTCCTCCTTCCGTCGAGATAGTTTCCTGTGCCCCCATAGTTCACTGCACAGGTGCTAAACTTCCAACCGTCGGCGAGGCCCTTTCCAGGCTTTACACGGAAAAATTTGAAGCTTTGCCTCCAGTGGCTTCTGTTCTCTATTCTCGCCCCCTTATCCCAACTGTTCCCGAACCCAGAGTTCCGGAGCCTCTCTTCACCTCGGAGCCGCGCATTCCAACTTCTTTTCCGCGCGCTCCTTATCTCCCGACTTTAGCTCTTCACGACCCAATGGCTCCTCGTGAGGCTATGGAACTCACCCACCGCGGATTTAGTTCCAATCAATTTCCCGATCTTTTTCCTCCTTCAGTGCAGGCCACTGGTCCCACTTACCATCCTCTTAGCGACCACTGGTTCCCCGTCCAGAGTGCTAAGAACGATCCTACCCTCCTCCCCACGGCTATTGAGCGCTGGCAGTTCCGCTCTAAAGCTCAAAATGAGGAGGCTCTTTCTCACACTCACTGGCTGGGTCCTCTTATCTTCGAAAACTTTCGCGAGCTCTGCGACCTCCCCGTCGAGCCCATACCTTTTGAGCACGATCTTTTTCTCGAGTGCTTGCTAGAGAACGAGCAAACCATGCTCGACAAACCCCTCGCGTCGTTGTTGAACAACGCTGATCGATCAGATCCCGACACCCCGATCAATCAGATTCATGCTTGGGTCAAGTCTCAAGACAAGCAGAAGATGGCCGTTCTCACCCTTCTCAAGGATCTTGAAGATCTCCCTTTCGCGAAAAAAGGCCAGCCGATAGCCACTTGCCATCAGAAGGTGGTGCACGTTCTCGGCCCCTTAATTCGTTACACTCGAAAGATCGTTGACCGATACAAGTCCAAGCAAATCTGGATCCACGGCGGTCACACAATAGCCGAATTTTCAGAATGGTGTCAAGAGCATTCTGGCCCGGTCCACGACGCTCGCGATGCCAAGGCCTTTGACAGCTCTTGCACCGAAGAGAGCACCAACTTCGAGATCTTTTTCGCGGCCTACATGAATTGGCCTCAGTTCCTTATCGACTTTTACCTGGAGTTCAAGTCTTTCAATTCTCAATACGGTTCGCACCGTTACATGCGTGTCTCTGGTTCCCCTGAGACATATACCCTGAATACTCTATACGGTCTGGCTTATTATGCCACCCGTTTCGACCTGATCACCCCTCTTAAAGCCGGCGGTTCCTTGGCTGCCTCTGGTGATGACTTTCTTTCTTTTTTCAAACTTCAACAACGTCCCGAGTGGACCCATCTCGAGCGTCACTTCACCTTGGTCTTAGTCGGTGACGACAGTCCCTACCCAGAGTTTTGCGGGTGGTGGGCCCTCCCCGTGGGCGCTGTGCGTTCCCCTATTCTTCTCGCCCTTAAAACGATCTATGCTGCCGATCACGGCACGCTTTCTAGAAAACTTGACTCTTACTTCCTCGAAGCTTTCTTTTGCGAGATCCATGGCGACAAAGTCGTTGATTACCTTTCTGCTGATGCTCAGGAGTATCAAGCCTGGTTCATGGCCTTTTGTTATGAGCACCCCTCCATGGTCTCTCACCTGGTTTTTAAATCTTTTCTTGATCCTCGTTCCGTCATAGATCGGGATGAGTTTCTTTCTGCCCTCGGCTCCTCCTTTGTCCACTCCCTGCCTCGTCAGCTTCTCGACGTTTTAGACTTCCACCTCCAATCTTCCTCTGAATAATTTCCCTTTTTCCTTCTTCTCGTTAAGCCTATTTGCAAATATTCTTTCAATATTTCTCTCCCATCTTCTTCCCTTATGTTTTTCCTCTTCCGCTCAATCTTCTTCCAGCTCTTCTTTACTTTCTTCAATGCGTCTCCCCCCGCCGCCTACCTCCTGCACGTCGCTCCTGAAGGGGGAGGATCCTACGTTGGAGATCTCGCCTCCGGTGCCCCGGCTCCACAAGCGATCCGGGTCGACCGTCTCTGCGGATCCTTCAAGCTCACCTTCACCGCTAATACCCCGCCGCCAGATGCCCAGGTTATACTCCTCTCTTCCCTCCCCGGAGTCTCTGTCCCGCTGGGATACTTCGGCTCGGCAGAAGTGGAGTCTGTTGAACTTCGACTCCCAGGACCCCTTAACGCAAATCTCGACGTCATCACGGGG